TTCTTCGGTCGCTTTCACTGATGGGAGTGCACCTGTATTCTGAACAATCGCGAGACCAGGTTGGAGTTGATACGCCATTTATTATTACATAAGAATATTTATTATCTAAGCTGAGCCATTACCACCGCCAAACATTCCGCCACGAATATCACCTGCTGAATCAATACCCGCAAAGGCTTCAAGTTGAACACCTCGAGCGTCTGGGTTACACATCTCTGGGTGACTTTTACACATTCGTCCATTCTTTGATCCATAAAGCCATTCAGCGAATGCGGTTTGATCACCTGGAATCTTTGAAACTGGTGAAGTTATGAACTGACGAGCCGCTGCGTTACGCTGATATTGTGGAAGCGAAGTTCTGGATCGACCGCCATCATATGAAATGCGGTCATCTAAAAGTCGACTCACTTGGGGTTTCACAGTTGGATAGTAACACGCCTGGAGACGGTTTGGTGCGTCTGTGTAGTCAGTAATAAGAACATTACCCATTGGGTTATCTAACGATGGCATTTGACAACCATTACCACCATCAAATGGAACACCATAATTTTCCTTTACCATTTTGGATTTGTACATAACATAAAGAACACTCAAGACGGTTCCACCCAAGATGAAGATACGTGGATCACGACGAGTAAGATAAATGACACAAGTGGCGTAGACTATAAAACGTGACGCAGCGTTAATTCTTTCTTCTGGTGTCTGGTCACGATTAGGCCAGAATTGTAAAACCTGATCAGCTTTTATAAGTTGCTGAGGATCTTCAAACCAAGCCTTCATTTAGTATAATGTGAGGTTTATTTTTTACCCATACCACCAAGCATACTTCCCATCATCTTCATGAGCGCATCCTGATCAATTTCACCACCCTCGGCACCCATCTTATCCGCACAGTCCTTGGCGATACCTTCAATCATACTGAGGGTTTCAGCTGGAATGGCGGTAATAGTGGTACCAAGCATGTAGAGAGTTTGTAAATATTGCCACGTCGCAGCCTTTGTATTTGGACTCATTCGTTCCCAATAACTCTTGATGTTGAGATCCTTAAGGAAATCGATAGTCTCAATCTCTTCGAGAAGGAAGGATTCATCCTTTGATGAAATCTTGTCAGCGTATGGTGTAACGCCAGTCATAAATCCATCGACAATCAGACGTGGGTTTGTTTGTTTGAGCAATTCAAAAGAAGTTGTCATCTTCTTGATGCCTTTTTCCTCTGGAAAAGTCTTGTGCAATTCCACAAGAAATTGGGTGAGCATGTCGTTAAACGCAGTGACAGACGCCATTTTCTTATAACAGGGGTTTAATCTTTAAGTTTAGAAAGGATCATTGGATATAGTCTCTCTTTGTCCAAGACCATTTGAAACAATAAAGTATACCAAGATCGCATTAAGAGCGGCTGGTTTGGTATATTTGTTCAATTCCAATTTACCTTCATTGTTGAGTTGAGCCTTGATGTGGATGTAAGCGGCTGTAATACCTGCGGCAATAAAAGCGGCACTTACTGGGTCTCGGAGATATTCGGATAGATCTTCCATTTAATTATACGCAGTTTTTTTTATACGCTGTTCTGGGGCATCTCCGAAGAATACATCCTCATCTTCTGGCTCACCCATAGCCTGAGGCATTTCGGGTTCGGGAGCCTGGACACCTGGGACAGTTTTAAATTCGTTCTCAAGTCCGGTGGGTTGTAAAGGTTCCTCTTCAGCATTCATCATTGGTTCATCTTCTGGAAGTGGTTCTGGTTCTGGTTCTGGTTCTGGGAAAGTCTCATCACCCGCGTCATAGACATCTGGATCCTCACTATCATGAACCTGACTATCAAGGTCAATATCACGAGTCTCTTGCGACATGTAAGTCTGAAGAATCTCCTGAACTGGGATGAGTTCCTTCACAGTCGCTTCAATACACACTGAAAATCGCTTGGTCAATTCATCGTTACGGATATATTCACTTTGTTCTTCGTGGAAAACGTATGGATCTTTGTAAAGATCTTTCGCCACATTGTTGTAGCAAGATTGGATAAAAACTTCATTTGTTGGAAGTTTGAGACTAATCTTCTTGTTATCCGCCTTGAGACGAACAGCAGAGAGGATCTTCGTACACGCGACAAAAACAGCCGCCAAAAGGTCGTTAAACCAAGCGCATCTGTTAGCAATATTGTCACTGTGCTGCTTGGACATGGCATTCGACCAATTTGGTACCTCCTTGAGGAGCTTCTGGAACATAACAAGGGTCTTTCGTCCTTTGGAAAGTTTAGTGGCTTCATCGTACATATCATGGAAAACTTCAATCATAGCTGGACACATAATGAGGTAAAGCTGACCAAGATATTCACGTCGAGCTTCAACTAAAATATTGAGATTGTCCATTTATGATTAAGGGGTTTTTTAATAACTATCTTCCTACGCACCTCTCCTGTACTTATTCGCCATCTTCTTGAGGTTCATAAGGTTTGGGAAGTCTTCTTCATCCTGTTCTTCTACAGGTTGTTTCTTCTTTTTGGGTACAGACCATGAAACATATAATTCGTAGTCACTTACAAGTTGTACAATAAATCCTCCAAGTTGTAGTTGTCTCATGATATATCGTGCTGCCGCACTTCTATCAAATGTTGGACACCCAACTACAAATACAGGTATTACAAGAAATACCTGTTTATGACCCAACTCTACACATTGTTTGATTTTACGAGAAAACTGTTCGTAGATTCTTTTATAAATCTCCTTTTTGATTTGTTTTCTCTTGTCATCAATTTTTGTAATATCATTGATGCTGAGCATTATAATTACTGTAATTTATTTTTAGCCATTTCTAACTCACCTTGAGTTGGAATCGCTGTTTCCTTGACAAGGTCATAGTTCACAAACTCCTGTCCGGATTGACCATTAACAAATGGAGTAATATCACTCGCCGTCTGAACATCAAGTGGTTGAGAACGGAGAGATAACAACTTCACCTGACCGTTAACAACCTCATAGGAGGCAACAACAGAGAAACCAAAGGCAAAACCATTATTCTTGACGGTCATAAACATACACTCGTAAAGATCCTTATCAGATCCACTGTATTTCTTAACGGAAGTTGTTTCGATAATATAGGTACACAATCCAGTACGCTTTGAAATTTCTTTGTTTGCTTGAAGCACAAACTCTTGCATCATGTTGTTGTCAACATCCGCTTCCGCCTGACTGAAACCATCAAGGTTTGGTCTGGGGTCATCAAAGCGAATTGTTCCAACTGGCTTTTTGTACCCTGAGAAACCAAAGACTTCCGTGAATGGTTCACGTCTAACCGTGAGCAACAGGACAATGGCAATAAGAATGATCGTCAAAGACCAGTTCATCTTTACTACTATGCGTTAATTTTTTTTTGAAAAATACCCTATAGATATTAGAGATGTCACTACTCATATACAGCCCAAGGTGTAAACATTCCATGGAAGTCATTGAGTACATCAACCAGCACCAACAATTGAAACAGCTTGTGAGTTACCACAATGTAAATACACAAGGTATTCCACCTGCGTATAGAAACAAAATCAACCGAGTACCCACAATGCTTACCAAAAATGGTAAAATCTTAGTTGGTAACGAAATTAAGAATTGGTTGGATTCACTTTTACCAAACAAAGAACTTAGTCACTGGGGTTTCTCTGGATCATGTTCAATGACAACACTTGATGAAGGTGATAATGATGCCGACATATTCACATTAGATAACTATGGACAATCTCTTCAGCCAGCTATGACAAGGGAACTCGAAGAGAAGATTAGTCGCGACGTGAGTAAGGGACTCGCGTACAATGAACAGATTTAAAGATCTAACGCACATTATTTATTAGTTATGAGATTGGTAACGATCCAGGCTTCGGCTGTAAAATCTACATTTGAAGTACTAAAGGACATTCTCAATGATGTAAATATCTACTTTCGACCTCAGGGTATGTATATTGTCACCCTGGATACTGCGAGAACTTCCCTCATTGATATGTTCTTGTCTGCTGACAACTTTGAGGAATATCACTGTGAACAGGAAGAGATTATCGCTGGCATCAACATTTCAAACACATTCAAACTTTTGAAAACCATTACCAACAGTGATGTTCTCACCATTGAAATCAATTCAAAGGAATGTATGGATATTGAAATCACGAGTGAATCCAAGAAGACAAGTACGAAGTTTCAACTCAAACTTTTAGATATCAATGAAAGTCGTATTGAAGTCCCAGATGTTACGATGACAAG